GGAAAACTTATATTAGAAGTTTTACTAGACATTAGAGATTTACTATCTAACCCAACCAAAGATGAAAACTAACACAACACAACCTCAACAATGTTTGGTAAGGTTTTATATTATTGGAGATATGCAAATAATGATTATATAGAGATTAAAGAATTAAGTTAGAACATATATGACAATAGAAAAAGCAGAACAAAAAATTAAAGAAGCAGGTGGGGATATAGAAGTATTCTGGGAATGGATGAGAGGTCAAACTATGGGATTAAATAAAGATGGCTCTACTGATGTTTATGAATATGATGTAGATAGGTTTATCAGATATAAATGCAATCCAAAGAATGAGCCAATGAGTGAAGTTGATTAAGTTAGAACATTAAAAACAAAATACTAGATAGTTTGGGAAAAAGAAGATATAGAACAAATATTAGAAATAATGAGCAGACCTTTCAATGAAGAAGATTTTAAGGATGCTTGGGAAAAAGAATAATTATGGAAAATATAAAAGATATAATAGAACAAGGAGAGAAAGAGTTTAGAAAACTGGAAATGAGGGGGTATAACATACCAGCAGGAGAAGGTTTCGCTGTATGTTCTGATAATACTATTTGGAGAGCAGAAGATATTTTAAACTGGCACAAATCCCAACAACACAAATTATTACAGTCTATAATGGATGAGATAGACCAAATATATATTCTAAAAGAAAAAAACCAATCTGGTAGAGTGGTGGCAACAATGCCACACGAATTATCTCAATATAGTAAAGGGTTTAATGCAAGTTTAGATTCCCTTAAATCAAAATTATTAGATATAACCAAAGAGAAATAAGATGAATAATCAAAATAAAGAAGAATTAAGAGAAGAATTTAAGAATTGGTTATATAAAAAAGAAAAAAATGGTGGAACTTACTTACTACCAACAGAAGAAATGATTGCAGACTTCTGGCTATCCAAACGTGAAGCTGAATGGAAGGAATTTAGAGATAAGATAGATGAAATCATTAATTCAGAAATAAAGTTTGATGGAACTAATAATGAGTTTATGGAAGTAATATGTAAAGGTGGCTTAGGATTAATTTTACAAATACTAGATGAAAAACTAAAATGAAACTAGACGAATACTTAAAAACATTAAAATATATGCTAGAGAACTACGATAAGGACGCTTTAGACTGGGACTCTATCGTAAGAACTCTAAAAGATTTCGCTAATAAGAAAAACGTAGAGAAATGTATATGTAAAACAAAGGTCGAAAGTAAATGTTATTGGCACGGGAAATGAGAAAATACACAACAATACAATGTAAATTTTGCGGAAATGATGTAAGAACATACACTCGCCTTGAAGCTATAAAAAAGTATTGTAATAGATGGTGCTATATGCAAGATAAAAAACGAAAGCTACATTATTTCAACAAAGACTTAATCATCTCCAACTTCAAGAAAAAGGTATATAAAATAAAATGCCATCTTTGTGGTAAAGAAGAAGAACGCTCTAATAGAGTTAAAAAGGTAACTTGCTTTAATTGTAAGAAAGAAAAAATGAAAGTATGGAGAACAGATTTGACACTTAAAAACTAATTTAATATAATATATATATGAATAAACAACTAACAAAAGAACAATTAGCAGAAATTAACAAAGAAATAATCGCAACCTTAACAAAATATAACGTTCACCTAGAAGTAGGACACGTTATAAATATCGTGGCTAACCCTGAACTACCAACTCCAACAGGTACAGAAACAGTCGGAGAAACAGAAAAAACTAGTCCTACCGAGTAGAACTAGTTTTTGTAATTTTGTGGCACTTAGGGCATTTGTATCTATTTATAATTAGATTTTTAACATAATCAATCATATGAGATAAAAGTTTACCCTTAACGTTGCCACAATGTTTGCAATTAAACCAATGTATATTCATAATAAGAACTTTTAATATATTTTAACATTAAATGAGAATAATACTAGCTAATTCATTCATAGGGGGTAGAACAGGGTCAGAAACTTGGTTAGAAACTATGTCAGACAATTTAAAAAAACATCAGGTAATATTATTTGATGAAAATTCTAGCATTCCACACGACATAGACTTAGCAATAATAAATCATAATACTTGCTTAAAAAGACTAAAAGATTTAAAATGTAAGAAGATATTTACATCTCACGGAATTATACCTAGCCTCGAACAACCAATAAAAGGAGCAGACATATATGTATCAGTAAGTGAAGAAGTACAAGAACATTTAAAAAATTTAGGTTTCGATAGTATAATAATAAGAAATGGAATTGATTGTGAGAAGTTTAAGAAAATAAAAGAGCCAAATATAATACTAAAAAATGTACTATATTCATCAAATTATCAAGGAAAGGCTCTAAAAGTAATACAAAAAGCGTGCCAAGAACTCAATCTAAACTTAACAGTAATAGGAAAAGATAACAGAGTTTCAAATGTAGTAGATTATATCAACAATTCTGATTTAGTTATAGGGTTAGGTAGAACTGCTTACGAGGCTATGGCGTGTGAAAGAAATGTAATAATATATGATTATAACGGTGGAGATGGTTACGTTACAAAACAAAATATGATAGAATTAAGGAAGAACAACTGTTCTGGTCGGCGTTACAAAAAAGACTATACAATAGAAGAACTAAAAAACGAATTATTAAAATACAACAAAGATACAGGGAGAGAATTAAGAGAATACATATTAGAACATAACAACATACAAAAAACTTTAAGTCAATATTTAACTATATAAAAATGGCACAAGTAGGAAGACCTCCAAAATGGAATAACAAAGAAGAACTAAAGAATCTAATAGATGCTTATTTTATTTCTATTCAAAATCCAGATAAACCAAATGAGTACATAAAACCTCCTACTATAACAGGATTAGCTTTAGCTCTTGGAACAAATAGAGAAACATTATGTAATTATGAAGAAAAAGACGAATTTTTTGACACAATAAAAGAAGCAAAAGGAAAATGTGAAAATTGGGTAGAAGAAAATGCTATGCTAGGTAAAGCAAATGCTACTTTCTCAATTTTTAATCTAAAAAACAATTATGGTTGGAAAGATAAAACTGAACAAGATTTATCTATAAAAGAATTACCAAAACCAATAATGGATATAACAGATGTTCGTTCAAACAACAGCAACTAAAAGAATTATGGCTCTTAGTAAAAGAATAAGAGCTATACAAGGAGGAAGTAGTGCTTCTAAAACTATTTCTATTTTATTATATTTAATTGCCTTAGCTCAATCAGATAAGATAAAAACATTAACTAGCATAGTATCAGAATCAATACCTCACTTAAAAAGAGGTGCTATGCGCGATTTTAAAAACATTATGCAAGAGCATATGTATTGGAGAGACGCTAATTGGAATGCTACTGATAGTGTGTATACGTTTGAAACAGGAAGCCAGATAGAATTCTTTTCAACAGATAATGGAGATAAACTTCGTGGTGCAAGACGTGATAGATTGTTTATAAATGAAGCAAACAATGTTCCCTTTGAAGCATTTGAGCAGTTAGATATTCGTACTAAAGAATTTGTATTTCTCGACTGGAATCCGACAAATGAATTTTGGTTTTATACAGATGTGCTAGGCAAAAGAGATGACGTAGAGCATATAATCTTAACTTATAAAGATAATGAAGCACTTGATAAACAAATAGTTCAAGCACTAGAGTCAAGACAAAACAGAACAGAATGGTGGAAGGTTTATGGATTAGGACAATTAGGAGAAGTAGAAGGTAGAATATACAAAGGTTGGCAAATCATAGATGATATTCCACACGAAGCAAGATTAGAAAGATATGGACTAGACTTTGGTTATACAAATGACCCAACAGCTATTGTTGCCATATATTATTATAATGGTGGTTATATCTTAGATGAGATTTGTTACCAAACAGGATTAATGAACAGACAAATAGCTGATATTCTTAAATCAGTTCCATTAAGTGTAGTAATTGCAGATAGTGCTGAACCTAAAAGTATAGATGAAATACGACAATATGGTGTAACAATTTTACCTGCTAATAAAGGAAAGGATAGTATAAGACAAGGAATACAAAATGTACAATGGCAAAAAATATCTGTAACTAAAAATAGTGTTAATTTAATTAAAGAATACAGAAACTATCTTTGGGCTATTGATAAGGATGGAAAATTTATCAGTCCAAATGAACCAGAGAAAGGACAAGCAGACCATTTACTCGATGCTGTTCGTTATGGTATTACTAATATAAAAGTACCTAACAATGCTGACACGATAGCACAAATGAGAGCTAGAATACAACAAAATAGAAATAAACTTTTGACAAACCAAGTAGAATAATATTATAATTATAAATATATAAATAACTTGTTTGTTGTGGAACACAAACAAATATGATAACTAAAGAGCTAGAAAAATTTAAAAAGAATTATTTTGAAAAATCAATACAAGTTGTAGACGGACTTTATTACAACCAAGCAGAAACTATTAAAAAAATAGAATATTATTGGAACTCTAAATATATTAATGGGCAACAAGACGAACTAGGTAGAACTAAACCTTTTTACAATATCACTAAATTTAGAGTAAATGTTGCTACAAGAGCAACTGATTTAGACGTTAAAGACGTGCGTGTAACTTCTGATAACCCTAACGATAGAGTTCGTTCTATGTTATTAAATCACGAATTAAAGAACTGGATGAAGAAGACCCAGTTTTCTAAGTTGTTAAATGATTTTGGTAAAAACCGTGCTAAATATGGCGGTGCTTTAATTAAGAAGGTAGAAAAAGACGGTGAATTAAAGATAGAACTTGTAGAATGGAAAAATGTTTTAACTGACCCAACAAATATAGAAAAAGGAGCTATTTGTGAAATACATTATATGTCGCCAAGTGAGTTAGACAAAAAAAGAGATGTTTGGGAACATATTGATGAAGCTATTAAACTAGCAGTAAAATCTAAAGGTGGTAAAAAAGAAGAAGCTAAAGTAAATAAGGTAGAAGTGTATGAAATACACGGTGAATTCCCTGAAACATACTGGAATGAAGAAGGTGATGAAAAAAAATATAAACAAATGATGTTTATTATTGCAGGTGATTATATTTTATATAAAGAAGAAGAAAAAGAATTACCTTATCGTTTCTTGGCTTGGGATTATGTAGCAGGTAGAGGACTTGGAATCGGTATTGTAGAAGATGGATTCGAAGCTCAAATGTGGACTAATGATGCTATTCTTGCTGAAAAAAATATTATTGATTTAGCAGGTAAAGTGTTTATCAAAACAAATTCAAAGACACTAGGTAACAATGCTATATCAGATATGCCAAACGGTATGGTCATAGAACTGAACGAAGGTGAGGATGCTAACATTTTAAATCTAACTCCATCATCGTTACCAGAATTCCAAAATCTAGTTGATAAGTGGAATACTCAATATGAAAGAGCAACTAATACTTTTGAAGCAGTAACAGGTGAAACACTACCAGCAAATACTCCGTTAGGTAGTGTAGCAATACAATCAGCTCAAGCATCTTCGTTCTTTGATTATAGGCGTGAAGAAGCAGGAATTTTCTGGTCAGATATATTAACTAATTGGGTATTATCTAGTTTAATCAAAAAGATTAATAAAGCTCATATTTTAACATCTGATTTTTCTATCGAAGAATTAGAAAAAATTGACGATGCTTTCTCTACATATCAAGCTAATCAAAGAGCAATAGAAAGTATTTTAAGTGGTAAGATAATTTCTCAAGAAGATTATAATCTTTTATATCAAGCACAAAAAGACTTTTTACAAACAGATGGCAAAAGAAGGTATATAGATATACCTAAGAATTATTTCAAAGATTTTGAAACAAAAATAACTATTGATTTAACTGGTGAGACAAGAAACAAACAAGCTACACTTCAATCACTAGATAATATATTAGCTAAATTCTCTTCTAACCCTACGTTACTACAAGACCCTAACTTAATGGGTATATTAAATCAAATGTTAGAAATATCTGGTATTAACTTTATCCCAAAACCAATAGTCTCTCCAATTCAACCTAAAGCAATGAAAGGTGAACAACAACAAGGTCAATTACAAAATCAAACTGAAGCAGTATTACCAGAAGCACAAAAATAATGGAAAACTTACGAAACATAGCATCAAATAAAGTATTAATGGACTCTTTGAGAGCTTATTTTCAAGCTCACTTAGAGAAGAAGATAATAGAGAAAGCATTATTAAAAAAAGATATAGGGGGGTATGCAGAAGCAAGTGAAATAATAAAGGTCGCCCTATCAGAATTAGAAAATTCGGTTAAGGTTAAAAAAACAAATAACTTAGACCAGTCAATATAATATGCCATTAACAAAAAAAGGTAAAAAAATAATGAAAGTAATGAAGAAAGAATACGGTAAGGACAAGGGGAAGAAAGTTTTTTATGCAAGTGAAAACAAAGGTAAAATAAAAGGAGTTGCAAAAAAAATGAAGTAGTATTATAATTTAATTAACTGGAGGGAGAATTTACCTCCTAAAATAAATAATCTATATGGAAAATGAAAATGATGGTGTAGTTGATACCTTAAATCAACAAGAGGAAGAAGTCCTTGAAACTCCAAAAGATAATGTAGATACAAGTGAGTTAGAAGCTGAATTAAAAAAAGCTAAAGAACTTGCTAATAACTACAAAATCAGAGCAGAAAAAGCAGAGAGACTAGCTAGAGAAAAAGGCGAAACTCAAACTATTACAAATAATTCTTTGTCCAGAGACGAAGCAATCTTAATTGCTAAAGGATATGATGAAGAAGCTCTTGAAAATCTTAATAAGATAGCTAAGGCTACTAATAAAAATATTAAAGAAGCTCAAGAAGACCCTTTGTTCATAGCTTGGCAAGAAAAGAGAGAAGCTGAAAAAAAATCAGAAAAAGCTCGTTTAGGTGCTTCAAAAGGTAGTGGTTATGGTGAAGATAAGTTAGACTTTTCTAAACCTGGACTATCAAGAGAAGAACATAAAAAACTCTGGCAAAAGACAATGTCAAAATAGTATTTATAATAAGGTTGTGGTAGTTATGGAAGCTATACTTGATAATCAAAAAATATGGCGTATCCTACCGATACTTTCACAGGTGCTTCAGGTGATTTGGATGTAATGATTCCAAAAATCTGGGGACAAACACTTAATGATTTCTACCGTGCAAACTTAGTTTGTGGTAACTTCTTTACAGATAGAAGTGAATCATTATCAAACGGAGGTAATATTGTTTACACTCCAAACATTACAGAAATTTCTGCTAACTCAAAAAGTGCTGCAACAGCAGTTACTCTAAACAGTCCAACAGAAACTTCTATAACATTAACAGTAAACCAATGGTATGAAGCATCATTTGCTATCGAAGACCGTGAAGCTGCTTTCGTTAAACACGATTACAGTATTATGGAAACTTATATGCAAAACGCTGCATACGCAGTGGCAAAGAAATTAGATACAGCTTTAACAGCTTTGTTCGCAGGTTTCTCACAATCAGTGGGAGCTTCAACAACAAATATTGCTGACTCTGAAATCCGTCAAGCTATTGCTTATCTTGATGCAGCAAATGCTCCACAAGATAACCGTGCGTTCTTCGTTCACCCTAATGTATTTTGGAAACAAATTCAAAATCTTGATAAGTTCTCTCTAGCTATTAACTCTCCAGTTCAAGACCCAGTAGCTAAGAAACCTATGGCTTACTTATATGGTATTCCAGTATATATCACTACTCAAGTTCAATATGTTTCTGGTACAACAGGTAGAATCAATGCTTTAGCACACAAAGATGCTCTACACTTCGCAACTTCTCCACTTGGTTCAGGTGGTTCAAAAGGTGCAATGGTAGGTTCAAATGGTATCCGTGTTCAAGCAAACTATATCCCAGATTATCTTTCAACTTTAGTTACAGCAGACATTTTGTATGGTGTAATTGAAAACAGAGATACTTCAGGTGTTAGAATCTTAACAGCTAACTAGTTGTTTGCACCACTCCACTCCTAATCGCGGAAGTGGTGCAGATTAGGAAATAACTATGAATGTAATAATTTCACCTAATATAAAAAAAATATCAGAAAGAATAGATAAGAATACAGGAGATACAATTAATCCTAATACAGGAGCTATTGTAGAGCAAAGAGAAGTACTAAATATACCACCTAAACCATTAAATGAAACACAAGATACTTCTTTAGATAATCTAAATCCTCTTCAAATTCAAGATAAAATTAAATTACTTGAAGAAGAAATTAATAAATTAAAAGACTTAAGAAACAAGAAAATTGCTGAAATGCAAAAGCAATTAGAAATGTTACAAAACATATAATGAGAGTATATTTCGTTTCCTCAAATTTACAAGGTTGTTATGCAGTTAGATGTCTTTATCCTTTAATGGCAGGTGGTTGGGATGGAGACCAAACAACAATAAATCAAAATTACAAAACACCTGAAAACAAAGTAGAAGCTAGTAAAAATGCTGATGTTGTTGTCTTTCATAGACCAGAATATCCTGATAAATTAAAAATTGCTAGACTATTGAAACAAGCAGGTAAGAAAATAGTTTATGATAATGATGATACATATAAAGATGACGGAGGTTTTAAATTTAATGAATTTATGGACAAGGAACGATTATCTCGTGGTATGACTAAAGTTTCTAATCAATTAGATGAATTCATTAAAGAAGCAGACCTTGTTACTTGTACTACTAAATTTTTAGCAGAAGAATACAAAAAAATAAATCCTAATGTAGTGGTTTTACCTAATTGTGTTGACCCTTTTTACTTTGATGAACCATTAAAAAACAATAATGGGAAGGTTAGAATAGGTATAGTTGGTTCACTTATGGCGACAAAAGACTTCGATTTATTAACTCCTATAATTGGGCATTATATTAACGACCCTAGAGTAGAGTTAGTTATATTCTCACTTCCACCAAAAGACGAAGATGAAATAAATCGTAAACTTTACAAAGAAGAATACGAATATATGGACAAAATAGTTAAAGCCGATAATGTAGAATGGCAGTCTTTTGTTATGTTTGAACAATATTACGAAAAATTAAATGAGTTAAGACTCGATATGGCTATTATTCCACGAGCTGAAACTTATTTTAATAAATGTAAATCTAATTTAAAGTTTTTAGAAATGTCTATGTTAGAAATACCAGTAATTGCACAAGGTTTTGAAGATGGTAATAGCCCTTATCAAGACCCTGAAGATGCTAAACATATGGTTATTGTTACTGATAACTCTAAATGGATACACGAGATAGAACTTTTAATTGAAAATAAAGAATTAAGAGAAGAAATGGGGAAAAAAGCTAAAGAATATGTTATTAGTCGTTATGACATAGAAAAAAATATTCACCTCTGGGAAGAGGCTTATCAATCATTATTTATAAACAATGAAAACACTAAAATTTAAAGACGAAACTATAGTTTCACTCGTAAAAGAACAAGGAATACTTGTAGAAAAAGGAAGACGTTTTTCTAATGAAATAGAACAAATAGAAAATCGTATTACAGAACTTGATGCTAAAGAAAAAGAATATACTACTAAATGTGAACCAAAAGAATTAATAGAAAAAGGTGATGCTATCTATAAGAAAATACAAGAATTGTCTAAAGAATTAGCAGTTATTGGTAAAGAAATAGAAGAAACTAAAATTGCTTCTATCCCTATTGATATGTATAACGAGCATTATGCACTTAGAGATAAAAAAGAAAAGTTAGAAAGAGAAAGAAATAAAGTGGCTCTCAAAATTCAAAAAATGAAAGATAAATTAATTCCTAAAATACAGAAATTAGTAAAACCTCATTTAGAAGAATACGAAGATATAGAGAAATCAGATATAAAAAACAATGAACTGATTGTTTATATCTATAACCGTTTAGAAGAATTCAAAAATAATTTTAAGAAAGGGTAAAACCTTTCTTCCCCTGTGTTATCCACAACTAATACGGGGGGAAAAGGGCTTTACTTTAAAAAATAAAAACATTATAATTAAATTAGCAAGTTGTGGTGCATTCAATATATGCAATATAACAACGATTCTACAAAACAAGGTATAGTTCAAGATATTTATTTTAAGATAAATGCTAATTCTAATTCCTATCCCATAGAAGATGTAACAAGAGCAGTTAATAATGGTTTAGATAAAGTTTCATCTATTATTTTAAAAGCAGACAATCGTTGGCAATTTGATGATACTAATAATACAACACTTCCAATAGCAACTACTAATATTGTAAACAACCAACAAGATTATCAATTTGATAGTTCTTTTTTAATTGTGGATAAAGTATTAGTTACAGATGAAAATGGAGAATTTTATGAAATTTATAATATAGATATTAAAGACCAAAATATAACTTCTTATTTGCAAAACCAAACCTCAAACACTTCTCGTCCGACTCGATATGATGTAATAGGTAATTCTATTTTGCTAGACCCTAGACCAAACTACAACGAAAGTAATGGATTAAAGGTATATTTTAAAAGAAAAGCAACTTACTTTACTACAGGAGATACAACCAAAGAACCAGGATTTGCTCCTCAATTCCACGAAATACTTTCTTTATACGGACAATATGATTATGCAGTAGCAAAAACCCTAAATAAAAGAGAAGTATTAAAGAGAGACATAATGCAAATGGAAAAAGATATAGCAGATTTTTATTCCAAAAGATTAAAAGATTATCAACCAAGATTTATTCCTAGATATAGGAATCCAGTATAATATGTGGACAGAACAAGAAAAATATTCTTCACAAGAATCAGTAGATTATAACGAAAATATAGACTATAACGAAGTCGGTTATATGTATAATGGAAAACTTCAAACAATATGGAGTTTTCAAAATGAAAATTAAATGAGTACAAATTTCCCAACATCTCTTGATAGTTTAACAAATCCTTTAAGCACAGACTCAATGTCTAGTGTTTCTCACGCTGACCAACACGCTAATGCAAATGATGCTATCGAAGCATTACAAGCAAAGGTAGGTATAAATGGTAGTGCAGTAACAACTTCACACGATTATAAACTTTCAGGAGTAACTGGAAGCGATAAAGCAGTTTCCAAAACAGGAACAGAAACCCTCACTAACAAAACCCTAACAGCTCCACAAATAAACTTCGGCTCTGATGCAACAGGAGATTTAATTTACCGAACAGGAGCAGGAGTAACAGCTAGACTACCTATTGGTTCAACAGACCAAATACTATCAGTTCAATCAGGTGTACCAGCTTGGATAGCAAACCCTAGTGCAAGTGCAGCTTCAGATACAGTAGCAGGTATCGTAGAATTAGCTACAACAGCAGAAACTACAACAGGAACAGACGGTACGAGAGCAGTAACTCCAGACGGACTACACGATATGACTTCTCTTGCAGGTGCGGCTTGGTTCTTAGACGAAGATGATATGGCTTCTGATAGTGCTACAAAAACAGTTTCTCAACAAAGTGTTAAGGCGTATGTAGATGCTTCTAATAAATTTAATACAGGATATGATACTAAAGCAACAAATAGTACAACAGACCAAACTATTGCTCACGGATTAGGAGTAACTCCTAAATTAGTTAAAATTACCTGTTATGCAAGTCCAGAAACTAATACAAACGGAATGTCTACAGGTACAGGAACAGGTGTTAGTTCAGAACAAGTTGTTGGTTCGGTTTTTTATACAGGTTCAGGTGATGATACTTACAATGACACTTCTTCAATTATTTTAATTAAAAAACCAGATGGGACAACAGTAGCCCAAGCTAATTTAAAAACATTAAACTCTACAAATATT